CGGCGTTCTGCACGAACTGTTGGCCGATGCTGCGGCGTTCAGTGACGACGGCGAGTCCGCTCGAGGGCCGGCCGCCGCCGAGCGCGTCGACCCGGGCGCGCAGGTCGGCATCGCCACGGGCGGTGTCGAGTTTGCCCTTGATCGCTGCGCCCTCGGCGAGGACCGTGTTGATTTGCTCTTTTTCCTCGGCCGTCATCGTGCGCCCGGTGGTGGTGGTGCCGTCGGCGTTGGTGGTGACGTGCGCGTCACAGCGGTGCGTGATGTCGTTGATGAGCGCGGTCGCCTTGGCCGCGACGGCGGCGAGATCCGTTTCGAGTTGAGCGATGTTCATCGGAGTCGGTCCAGTTGCAGTGCGAGCGCTCGCCGCTCGTACTCGATGAGAGCCGGGTCGCGCACGACGAGTGGTTCGTGGGATCGCGAGTCCGTGACCACAGGTGGGGCGTCGGCCTCGGCACGGGCGCCGGCGGCCCCGGCCGTCGGTTGCGTGACCCGTGCGAGCGTGTCTTGCAAGGTGGCGATGCGATCGATCAGGCCGGCCGCGAGCGCCAGGTCGGCACTCAGCGTGCGGCCTTCGCCGTACCCGTGGCGCACGTCGGTCGGCTTGACGCCGCGCCCTTTGGCGATGTCGCCGATCATGCGGCCGTACGCCCCGTCGACGAGCTGTTGGACGTGCGCCTTCGCGTCGTCGGACAGCGGGCCGCCATCGGCGCCTTCCGCCTTGTACTTGCCGGCCGAGAACACTTCGCGCTTGATGCCGAGTTGGTTCAGCATCGCGCTGATGTCATCGTGAAGGGCGTAGACGCCAATCGACCCGACCAGGGCAGACGGCGACGCCACGATCTCCGTCGCACCCGCCATGCCCCAGTAGGCGGCCGACGCGAGTAGGTGTTGTGCCTGGGCGATCACCGGCTTGATGGTGCGCGCCCGCAACACTTCGCGCGCGAACTCGCTCGCGCCGGCGACGTTGCCGCCAGGTGAATCGACATCGAACACGACCGTCTTGACGTTCGGGTCCGCGACGGCCGCCTGCAGTTGTTTCGTCAGCGCCTCAAAAGAGGTTCCACCTGATGCCTCGGTGAACAGGTTCATGCGCGGGGCGATGACACCGGCCATCGGGATCACGGCGACCGTGCCGCCCGACGGGACCGGCACGTCACGCGTGGCCCGCGCCTCGAGCGCGCTGGCGATCGCGTCGTCGTCAGCGTCGAAACCCGCCAGGCGTTTCGCCAGGACCTCGGCGATCACGGCGCGCATCGACGGCGTGATCGCCCAGGGATGTTCCAGTGCGAAGGCGACGAGGTGCGAGTAGTTACGCGGCGTCGGCATCGTCCAGGTCCTCCGTACGTGGTCCGTACGCGACGACGGCAAGTGCCGCCTGGCGCGAGCTCGTGGTCCCGGCATCGACGGGCGCACCGGGCTCACGCGGGGTGTCGACCGTCGCGCTCGCGTTGGACGGGCCGCCCTGTTGTGGCGCCAGTTGGTCGGCGGTCGGATCGTCGGCGATGCGCGGCAGGTTCAGACGTGCGCGCGCTTCGTTCGGCGTCATGAACGCGCGCCGCACCGCGACGGCGAGCGACGCCGTCTGCTCCTCGAATTGCCCCTTGAGCTTCTCGGCAATGTTGAACTCGACGTACACGTCGTTGGTGTCGGCGGCTTCCGGCAGGAGCCACAGCGTGATCGCTAATTCGATCATCGTGAACCAGGGCCCGAGCGTGTCGGCGTACAGCTGTTTGTGCTGTTCTTTGATGTTGCTAAACGTCGCGTGCTCGAGGTCACCGACAAACGGCGGCGGAATGTGATACGCAGCGGCGCACTCGGTGCGCGACAACTTCCGCGCGTTGATGTACTCGGAGTCCTTCGGCGACCAGGACACCTGCTTGAACGTCATGCCGTCTTCGAGCACGGCGACCATGCCGACGCTTTGGGGACCGGAGTACCGTTCCTGCCACTGTTTGCGCCACTCCAGCTTTTTTTCGGGCGTCCACCTTGGCGCGTCCTTCGGCCGTTCGATGACACCCTCGACACGCGACGCATTACGCCAGTAGTTCTCGCGGTTCTCCGCCGACGCGGCTTCCTCGGCGAGCAGGCGCGCGAGCGTGACGAGCGGCGACAACCCCATGACGTCGTTGAGCGGGTTGTAGCCGTTGAAGTAGACCATCTCGCTCAAGTCGAGCGTTTCGGGGCGGCCACCCTGTAGCGGCGTGTAGACGAAGTGACTCGGCAGCAGGCCGCCATACACTTGCATCTCAGCCGGCGGCAAGCGCACCAGGCCGATGCGCCCCTCGGGCAGGCGCACCTTCAGCCAGTAGGCGTTGAAGTAGATGCCGAGATCGCAGACGAGACTTTCAAACAGGCGGTAGCGCGTCGTCGCGTAGTTGGGGTGCGCCAGCCACTGGGCGAGCGGGTGGTCGGGGAGCCGGACGCGATCGGTGTCGGACACGCGGCGGTAGACATGCAGGCCGCAGTCCGCGATCCCCCGCGCGAGAAAATCGACGCACGTTCGAACGTTCGGTTGTGTCGCGTAGATCTGCCCGAATGCGGCCGCGTTGCCGCCGAGCCCGTACCACGATGCCGAGCTGCCCGTACCCGTGAAGGATTCAAAACCACTCGCCGTTTGGCTCTCGACGACGCGCATGCGGCCGCGTGACTGGACGATGGCCATCGAATCAGGGCACCTGGTAGAACGCCACGTCGGCGCGATGGACGGTGACGCTGCCGTCGATGGGCGCTTCGTCTTTCGCGGTCCGCAACGACGCCTCCCGCAGGTGCAACCACGGTCCGCGCGTGTCCCACAGGACGCCGGCGATCGCGGTGTTCGGATCGTGTTTGAAGTAGAGGATGACGCGGTGCGCGAGATGTGGGTGCTGCCACCAACGCCACCAGCGCCACGCCATTCCGCCGGAGGATCGTCGGCTGGCGGTCGGACTGTCGAGTTTTCAGTTGATTATTCGGCGTCGCTGTCGTCGTCGGCCTTCTTCAACCGGCGGCGGATCACTTCGGCGACCGAGACGTGATCGCGTTGCGCGTCGGCGTACACCTGGTCGTACTGACGCGCGGGCAAGGTGACGTTGACCGACACCGAATCATCCTCGGGGTCGATCCTCGGGCGGCCGGGGCGTTTCACGGGTCGCGCCTTCGCACACATTATGCGCCCGTCAGGCGACGACCAGGTCGGGATCGTCGGCGACAGGCTCCACTTCCAACCGGAGAAGCAGATTCCAGGCGATCGCGAGCGCCACCACGGGGTCGATCCGGCCGCGACTGCGGCGTTTTATCGGCTTGATGTTGTCGTTATTGTCCCGTTGCACGACGGCGTTGCCGACGCACCATTCCACCAACGGACAGGCGCCGTTGTCGACCTTGGCGGCCAGCACTTCGCCTTCCATCGCTTTACAGCCGCTCGAGAGCCCGGCATACGTCTGCGGGATCTCGTAAATCTGGTCTTCTTCGAACCCGTCGTCGGCGACGAGCGCGTTTTGCAACTGGTCGGCGTGCCACGGGTCGAGCCCGATGGCCAGAATCGTGGCGACGTCCCGTAAGACCTTGAGCGCCTCTCGGATGACTTGGTGGTCGACCCGTGTGCCAGGGACCGCGATCAGGTGGCCTTGATCGACCCACACCTGGTACGGGGCGCGATCCCGGAGTGCCCGTTCCTCCAAGGTGTCGGCCGGCGTCCAGACCCATCGGTAGACACGCCACCAGTCGCGCGCCTCGGTTGGCGGGAACAGCGCCACCAGGGCGCACAGGTCCAATTTGGACGCCAGGTCGATGCCTACGACGCACGACTCGCCGCGCATGTCCTCGAGCGACCATCCGGTCGTCTGGCCGGCCCGCCAGCCGTCGAGCGACAACCACGGCTGAAGCGCCTGCACCCAGAGGTTGAGGTGTTTCTGTTTGTACGTGTTCGCCGCACTCGGCAGGCCGATCGCCTTGGTCCGTTTGGACGCCAGGTCGAGCGGATTCACCGACACGCCGTAATTCGGATTGGCCTTGATCGCGGCGGCCTCGGATGTCCAGTCGTCTTCGGGGTCGGCGTGGGCGATGAACGCGAAGTACGTCTCGTCTTTGATGGTGCCGTCGAGCACCTGGCACGCGTAGTTATGTTCTTCGCCGCAGGGCGAAGCGGGATCGGTGCCGGCGGTGGTGATCTTGAAGATGAGCGGTTGCAGGCGCGATCCGGTGGACGTTTCCAGGACGTCGATGATGCCGCGCGTTTTCATCGCGTGGAGCTCGTCCAGGCTGACGAAGTGGGCGTTCAACCCGTCCATCATGTCTTCGTCCGCGCCGAGGGGCTCCAGTTTCTGGGCGTACGCCTCACGCGACAGATTCCCGACGAGCACGCGCAGCCGCTTACGCAACCGACTGGACCGCACCAGCCGTTTCGCGTTGCCGAAGACGATCATCGACTGCTCGCGTTTGGTCGAGGCACAGTACCCTTCGGCGCCGGGTTCGTTGTCGAAGAACGTCACATACAACGCCATGATCGCGGCCTCGAGCGACTTGCCGTTCTTCCGCGGCACCTCGTCGTA